GGTAGTTTCGCGCCGCGATTTCTTTTTAGAGACAGAATTTAGCAAACCTAATCATAAAGGTTACCTTACACCGCAAAATGTTTGTTAGACTTGGATTTAGCAAATAGGAGCGAGTATGCCATCTACAGGTGGAGTTAAGGTTGGGTCTAGTTATGACGAGGCTCGGACGAGAAAGGTCAACGCAGAAGCAGAGATCGCAGAGCTAGAGCTGGCGCGGGTTCACGGGACATTAGTGCTGGCTGCTGATGTAGTTCAGGCCTGGGAGGATGTGCTGGGCGCTCTGAAGGGCAAGCTGTTATCGATCCCTACTAAAGCTGCTCCCGTAGTGTCAGCAGAGCCTGATGCGGCCCTGTGTCAAACCATACTGGAAGATTTATTAAACGAAGCATTAGAAGAGCTAAGTAACTATGAGCCAACAATCGATCCCTCATCGACCAGCGGAACTACTGACGCACCTGAAGACAGCGATACAGGGTCTAAAGCCGCCACCAAGACTAAGCGTAAGCGAGTGGGCAGACCAAAGAAGACGACTGGATTCGCAGACAAGTAGTGAGCCGGGTAAGTGGCATACTAGTCGAGCAGAATATCAGCGTGGCATTATGGACGCTTGTGCTGATCCAGAGGTAAGAGAAGTTGTCGTGATGGCTGGCGCTCAGTTGGGGAAGTCTGAGGCTATCCTTAACATCATTGGCTACCACATCGATAATGACCCGTCTCCCATACTATGCCTTCAGCCTACGCTTGAGATGGCCCAGTCGTTCTCAAAGGATCGTGTTGCTAATGGCCTGCTCAAGTCTACTCCCTGTTTGCGAGGTAAAGTAAAAGACCCTCGCGCAAGAGACAGCGGGAACACAACTCTGCACAAACTGTTTCCTGGTGGCAGCTTAACTCTAGTTGGCGCTAACAGTCCCTCCGGTTTGGCATCGAGACCTATTCGCCTGGTCTTATGTGATGAGGTTGATCGGTATCCTGCTAGTGCCGGGTCGGAAGGTGATCCTATACAACTTGCACGAAAGCGAGCTGCTACGTTCTGGAACCGAAAGATAGTTATGGTGTCTACTCCCACCAATAAAGACGCAAGCAGGATCGAGGAGGCGTTTGAGGCATCTGACATGCGCTTCTATCAAGTACCTTGCAAGCACTGTCAACATTATCAGAAGCTACAGTGGGCCAATGTTCGATGGATAGATAGCGACCCGGATACTGCTGGTTACATGTGTGAGCATTGTTCTGTGGTTTGGACTGACTCTGATCGCCGCTGGTCTATCCGTAATGGGCAGTGGATTGCTGACAAGCCGTTCTTAGGGATTGCAGGATTCTCTATCTCTGGTTTATATAGTCCGTGGACACCTTTGGCTGATGGTGTGAGGGACTTCCTGGCTATGCGGAAGAACCCTGAGCAGTTGCGAGTGTGGACTAATACCTATCTTGGGGAGACCTGGGAAGACCAAGGAGAATCTATTGATGATTACTCTTTGGCTGAGAGGCGCGAAGCATACGGCGAAGGAATACCCGAAGAGGTCATATTCTTAACTTGCGGAGTGGACGTTCAGGATGATCGACTTGAGCTTACTGTAATAGGCTGGGGCAGAGATGACGAGTCTTGGGTGGTAAGTCACCAGATACTATACGGAGACCCCTCTACGCCGCAACTGTGGACATCCTTAGACAGTCACTTGTTTACGACATACATGACTAACGATGGCAGGCAACTGCCCATACGGGCCACCTGCGTTGACTCTGGTGGTCACTTCACAAATACGGTATACTCCTATGCCAAGAAAAACTACGCCCGAAGAGTGTTTGCCATCAAAGGTGTTGGCGGTGAAGGTAAGGCGATAGCTGGCAGGCCGTCTAAAAATAACATTGGCAAGTGTATGTTGTTTCCGATTGGCGTTGATACGGTCAAAGACCTGTTGTTTGCAAGAATGCGAATAAAGGATGAGGGGCCAGGATATATTCATTTTCACGATGATTTGAATGATGAGTATTTTAGGCAGTTAACTGCTGAGAAGATTGTTACTAAGTTTTCTAGAGGATATAAGAAGAGAGTCTTCCAGAAGATTAGACCAAGGAACGAAGCGTTAGATTGCTTTGTTTACGCTGTTGCAGCATATGCAATTTTAAATGTAGATATTAACTCTATTGCTGATAAGCGAGATAATGAAACACCGCAGCAAGAGGTTAAGGCAGATAAGCCAAAACGGAACTCATTTGTACCAAAGACAAATAGAGGCTTCGCAAATTCTTGGCGGTAAAGGGTAAATAAATGGCAAACGCTTTTGATGCGGCTAACGCTACTGAGGGAGAACCCACACAAATCGTTACTGGCGATTTTGTACAGTGGAAGGTCTCCGGCTTAGTAGATGATTATCCAACGGATGCATACACATCTAGTTTTATAGCTCGCCCGACATCTGGCGGTTCAAATGAGATTAGTGTTACAGCAACAGGTCAAACAACTCATTATTTATACACAATATCTAGCACTGACAGCGCATCTTTTGCTAAAGGCCAATATTCTTGGCAGCTCAAGATAACGCGCAACTCTGATAGCTCACAGATTGTAGTTAACCAGGGTAACTTAGAAGTTCTAGCAAATATCAGCACATCGACTTCAGATACCCGGTCACACTCTGAGATCATGGTTTCTAAGATTGAGTCATTGCTTGCTGGCAAAGCAGATTCAGATGTATCTAGCTATTCTATTGCCGGCCGATCTTTAACTAAATTGTCGTTCCAAGAGCTGCAAGAGGCTCGGACTTTCTATCGAGGGGAAGTCACCAGGGAGCAAAACAATATAGACTTGAAGAATGGTCGTAAAGGCTCGTCAACAATACAGGTGAAATTCTAAATGGCACTTTTTGATTTCCTCAAGCCTAAGAAGGCACCTAAAAGCAAGATATTCAAGAGAGCCTATGCAGCAAACAACCAGGGTTATCTGTTTAGCGACTTTAAGGCATCTGAGGCTAGTGCTGACACTGAATTGCGTCCAGCACTCAAGAATTTAAGGGCTAGATCGCGTGATTTAGCTAGAAATAACGAATATGTCCGTAGATATTTGGACTTATTGAAGAATAACGTCATTGGCGACAAGGGATTTAACGTCCAAAGTAAGGCTTATGACAGTGTAGGAAAGCTGGATACAGACGGCAATCAGCGCGTAGAAATGGCGTTTAAGGCGTGGGGAATGCTTGGAAATCCCACTGTAGACGGAAAAATGACTTGGATTGACGCACAAAAGCTGGCAATTGAGGGTTTAGCCCGTGATGGCGAAGTATTTATAGTCAAACATCGTGGCGCATCGTTCAAAGACTCGTTTGCGATTGAGTTTATCGAGCCAGACCAAGTTGATGAGCAGAAAAACGAGCGGTTAGCTAATGGCAACGAGATTCGCATGGGTGTTGAGCTTGATCGGTTCAAAAAGCCTGTCGCTTATCACGTTCTTAGCTATCATCCTGGCGATTACGACTATACAACTACTGGTAAGTCAACAAAGCACATAAGAATTCCTGCTGAACGAATGATTCACCTGTTTAAGACATATCGTGCTGGGCAGACTCGCGGAGAGCCGTGGTTGTCTTCTAGTATTGCTGCTTTAAAGCAGTTAGGCGCTCTGAGAGAGGCCGCTATCGTGAATGCGCGTGTTGGTGCATCTAAGATGGGCTTCTTTACCTCTCCTGCTGGCGATGGGTTTGTTGCTGACGAGCTAGATGGCAACATGCCGATCATGGACGCTAGTCCAGGTACGTTCCACCAGCTACCTAATGGCGTAGACTTTAAGTCGTTCGACCCGCAGTATCCAAACAATGAGTTTGACCCTTTCCATAAGTCTGTATTGCGTGGCATATCTGTTGCTATGGGTGTTGGCTACACTACTTTGTCTGGTGACTTAGAGGCGACTAGCTACAGTTCGATACGGCAGGGCGCGCTTGAAGAGCGTGATAGCTATAAAAACTTGCAGCAGTTTATGATTGACCATTTTGTATGCCCGATATTTGGTTCTTGGTTGGGCAGCGCAATGGAATTAAATACGTTTGGAATTCCTGTTCGACAGTTTGATCGATTTTATACCGCTGCTCAGTTCAGGGGTCGATCTTGGTCTTGGGTAGACCCTCAGAAAGAGATGAATGCTGCTGTTCTGGGTATGAAGAATGGCATCCTTAGTTTGCAAGATGTTGCATCACAATACGGTAAGGATGTAGAAGAGCTAGTCTCTCAAATTGCGAGAGACAGAGATACTGCTGAACAGTTTGGTGTCAAATATGCTCTTGAACCGTTTGGAGCAAACCTAAATGCTATTGATCCTGATATAATTGGTGAAGATGATGCCGAAGTACAAGGGTAAGGAAATTAGCACCCGTCCTAGTGACGGAATGGTATCTGAAGCCAACAAAGGATTAGAGTGGCGCAAAGAACATGGTCGTGGCGGCACAGAAGTTGGTGTGGCCCGTGCAAGGGATATTAAGAACAGGAAAGAGCTGTCATTTGATACTGTTAAGAGAATGTATTCGTTCTTTTCTAGACATGAAGTCGATAAGAAAGCAGAGGGATTTAGGCCCGGTGAAGAAGGGTATCCATCCGCAGGCAGAATAGCTTGGGCGCTTTGGGGTGGAGATGCTG